CCATTTCCGAGCTCAGCCGCTGGAACGCGGTGGCGCCGTCCGCGCCGATCCCCCTGAGCTCGGCGCGCACCTGCCGGCCGCCCTCGGCCGCCAGCCGCACCGTGACCTGTTTGGTCGCGCTGGTCATCCTGCTGACCCCCGATTTCGTTCAAGTTTGACGACGTGTGTGTTCACTGCGGGCGTTGCGCCCGGATCTGCGCGTTGACCGCGCGCGCCATCGCCACCTCTATCACCGGCAGCAGCTCGACAGCCGCACGTGGATCGAGCCCGGCAGCCGTGGCCATGGCCAGCACCGCACCCATCTCCCAGCCGAGCACCGCGCCCTCGGCGACCCGCAACTGTCCCGTGGCCGCCTGCGCGACATCCCAGGCCAGTGTGCCCTCGCGCGTCAGCGGCGCGTTTTGCCGCGCCGGGCAGGCTTGGCAGATGTGCGGGCAGTTGTTGCAGTATTGCGCGCCCCCGCCGAAGTGCCACTCGGCGAGGGCGCTGAGGCGTTTTTTTCCTGCTCCAGATGCAGGCCCGGCGCCACGTAGCGCAGCTGGAACGCCTCGAAGATCGGCACGATCTCGAGCAGCGCGTCGAGCCCTTCGGGGGTGAGTTCGGCCGGCGCGTCTTCGGCGTCATGCACGCCGGCCCAGTCATCCACGGCCACCCGCGCCAGCGCCTTTGCGAGGGCTATGCCGCGCCGGTTCGCGCTGGCCTCTTCCGGCAGCTCCGCGAGGATCGGCTCCTCGCGGGCCCGGTTCATCAGTGAGGTGGTTATGGGCGCCACGCGCAGCTGCACACCGTGGCCGAGATCGAGCCAGTCGGGCGACGCGGACAGGTCGAGACGGATCATCAAGGGTCTCCATGGGTTGGGATATCGTTGAGAAGCGCGACCTCGAGCATCACGCCGGTCGCATCGGCGGCGGCGCGCCAGTCGAAACTCGCCTCGACCCCGGCGGGGCCGGTGATCGAATACTTCGGCTTGGGCAGGTAGACCCGCGGCAGGGTGAAGCTGAGCGCATAGCCCTCGGCCATCGCAAAGCCGTAGACCAGCGCGACCGGATCGCCGCTGGCGGCTTCAGCCATCAGCGTCTCGCCATCGAAGCGCACGGTCAGCGATCCCTCGCAGGTAGCAAGGGTCGGATCGGCGCCATCGATGCGGCCATCCTCGCGGATCGACCGCACCCGCTCGATGCCGTTGGAGAAGGTCAGCGATCCGGCCGTGACCCCCGCCAGCGGTGATCCTGCCCGCGCGATGCGTCCGCGCCCCTGGCTGAAACGGCGCAGCGCAAAGGCGGCGGGGTTTGCGTCCAGCGTCGCATGCGCGGTCTCCTCGCCCTGCGCCACGACCGAGACGGTGGCATTGGCCGGTCCTTCCTGGCCCATCTGAAACGACAGCTCCTCCAGCACCGCGCCCGCATGGCGAAAGAAGACCGGGGTGGTGAGCTTGGGATGCCCGATCTCGATCAGGAAGGACGGGATGCTGTCGGCCCCGCTGCGCCAGACATGGCGATAGCCGCCACCGGTGAGCGTGGGGGTGGCGCGCTGTGCGGCCGAGGCGTCCAGCGTGAAGGCATTGCCGTCGGGGCCAGTGGCGTCATGGGTGATCACCAGCGCCGTGTCATCCTCGACCGTGTAGCTCGCGACCGCGATGGCGGGATCAGTGGCGGCGTTGAGATCCGAGGCCAGCGCTGCGAGCGTATCGGCCAGCGTCGCGCCGATCTCGGTCTCGTCGCCCGAAGCAACCCCGGCAACAAAGGTCCAGGCCACGCCGTTCAGCGTGAGCGTGTCGCCCGGCACAGGATTATCCGCGAAGGTGATCCGTCCCGCGGCTGCCTGCGACGTGGTCTGCGGATCGCCGAACAGCGCCGTCATCCACCAGCCGGTGCCCTGCAGATCGAACGGGATCTCCAGCTGGCCCTCATCGGTGACAAGCCCGCGATACGGGTCCTGCGCGTTGCGCCCGCGCCCCAGCAGCGGGTCGTCGCCGAGCGGGATGCTCGCCGACAGATCCGCCGTCTTGAAGTCGAGCGCCCGCACCGGGCCCGTGGTGGCCCCGCCATACTGCGTCTCGCGCACGGCCCTGAGTGTGGCATCGGCGCCATAGGCGCGTTGCTTGCCCATGCTGATCCTCCCTGTGATGTGCAGATGTGATGTCTCGAGATGGCCGCGCCTGTCCGGCGCGCTCACCCGCTCAGCGGGTCGCTGACCTGGTATTCCAGCGTGACCGCCAGCGCGGCCGCCAGAAACGGCGCGCCGCCTTCCACCGGCACCGGCTGCAGCTCCGGCGCCGAGGGCGTCATCAGCTCCACCCGCCCACCGAGGCTGTCGTCATGCGCCAGCGCGGCCCCGATGCGGGCCAAGAGCCCGTCGAGCGCCGCCTCCGCCGCGCCCGGCGGCATGAACGCCTCGATCTCCACGCGGTGGCGGTAGTAGGCCCGCCACGGGCTCAGCGTCACATCCGGCTCGCCAGGATTGCCGTCGCGCAGGATCACCAGCCCTTCGGCCGGCACCCGCTCCGGCAGCATCGCGTTGCGCCGCACCTCGGCGCCTGCGCGCGCGGCCAGCTGCGCCGTCAGCGCTGCAAGGATCGTCTCGCGGGTCGAGGGCATGAAAGAGCTCCGATAGGTGGGCGAGGTCGGTTGACCTGATGCAGCAAGCGTATTGAGGGTGCCTCAGCGCTGGAAACATCGTCCTTGTGCGCACCCAGTCCGGGTGCCAGACACCACCGGGTAGTAAGGGAGAGCAACATTGACACGGCAAGTTCGATCGCGGCACAGATCGCGGCACCGCAAGCGCAAACCGCTGCGCACGGGCGCCCTGATAATCGCGCTCCTGGTTGCCCTCTTCATGCTGGCCGATCGTGGCGATCTTGAGAGTATGCTCTCGGACTTCAGCGGCGCCGACGTTGCCAACAACGACCCTGCCGAGATCTCCGACGCGAACCGGTTCAACGGCCATGTCACTCGCATCGTCGATGGCGACACCTTCTGGATCAGTGGTCAGGATGTACGGATCCGGATCTGGGGCTCGACGCTCCGGAGACCGCCGCGCCCGGAGGCGCTGCCGCCACAGCCGAGCTTGCGCGGCTGACCTCAGACCACGAACTTACGTGCCGCCAGCGCGACATCGACCGCTACGGGCGCATCGTCGGTCAGTGTTTCCTGCCAGACGGACGCGACATCACCGCAGCGATGATCGAAAGCGGCAAGGCAACCGAATACTGCTCCTTCTCGAAGAACCATTATGGGACCTGTTGAGAAATCCTTTCAGCTAAGAACAATAAGCCGGTTAGACTACAATGCACCGCCATCGCTATGACACCTGCTTTCAGACTGTTCGCGCCCTGGACGGGGAGATCAACCGGGTGCGACCCTTCGGCCTCGACCCAGTCACAGAGGGTGAACGCACTCACACAGGAGAACCGACATGCAGTTTCAACTGAATACCGATGCCAACATTGAAGGCGACAAACGCCTGGCCGAAGTGGCCGAAACGGTTGTCACATCCGCACTCGGGCATCTGACCGACCGTCTGTCACGGATCGAGGTGCATCTGTCCGATGTGAATGGTGCCAAGGGCGGGGCCGACGACATTCACTGCACCGTCGAAGCGCGTCCCGAAGGGATGCAGCCGCAGACCGTCACCCACAATGACGCCAATGTGGACGCAGCCCTGCGGGGCGCGTCGAAAAAACTTCGCGCCTTGCTGGACAGCGAATTTGGCAAGCTGGGACGCCGATAGGGCTCACCGATGACTCGGGCGACCGGGTCATGTGCTGATATCTCTCCGCATCGCCGTCAGCAATCATCGCCGCCCGTCCACCCAGTTCGCCACAATCAACCCCGGCATGCTGTCATGTGCCCGCTCTGTATCCCGATCGAGATCCAGCCGTTTCGGCAGCTTCACCTGCGGCACCAGCAGGAAGATCGGCACGGTGGTCAGGCCCCGCCCGGTCTTCGAGCGCGAGGCAACTGCACGGCCCCCCTTGTTCAGCCGTCCCTCGGCGACAAGCAGGCTTGGGCCGGACCGGCGATAGACAAAGCGCAGGCTCAGACCCGTGCGGCGTTCCCATTCGACCGGGCTGATCCGGCCGCCGCGGCGCGACTTGCCGGCGGCTGCCGTCGGGATCGTCAGCCAGAAGCCTTTGCGCGAGCGGATCAGCGGCCCGGTGTCGTGGGCGCTGACGATATTGGGCGCTTTCGACCAGACGAGGGCTGCGGCGTTCAGGCTGGGATTGCCTTTCGGATACTGCTCGCTTCGGATCGTGCGGGCCAGCCGCATGCCCAGCCCCGCGCCGGTGATCTGGCTGCGCCAGGCGGTCTTGAGGCTGGTCCCGGCCTCGCGCGTCGCCGCCGTGACAGCCTTCTCGCCCGCCTTGATCTCGGCGGCCATCATGGCGGCAAGGTCGGGGGTGATGTCGAGTTTGAGCTTCATGGGGATCACGCTGGCCTCAGGTCCACGGTCCAGACGAGCCGCTCGCGGTCGCGCACCGGCTCGCCCTGAATGAGAAACGCCTCGTCTTCGATCTCGACCCGGTCGCCGGGACGCGGGGCGGGCACTTCCGCCACGCGCAGATCGATCCGCGTGGTCTCCGACCAGATGCGCGCGTCGCCGAAGCCGGTGATGTCGTCCGCGCGACGGGTGACCACGCGGACGAGCCGGGGCGCACCCACATCCGAGATATAGACCGCATCGCGGGCGATGTTGGGATCACCGAAGAGCGTGTCCATGGCAATGGCGAAGATTGACATGCTGAACGGTCAGTTCGAGCTGTGCAGGCGGATCGCCAGCCGCGGGCGCTTGTTGACCGGCAGTATCGATCCTTCCGTCATCAGGTCGATCCAGCGGCCCTTGGCATCGATCATCTGCCGGGCATAGAGCGGCAGACCCACGGTATTGGCGGTCTCCAGCAGGTTCGCGGGTCCGCCATAAGTGGTGAAGGTCTCGAATGTCCCCAGTGGAAAGGCGATGCCCTCGCCCGCGGGGATCAGGCGCTCCGATGTGCCGTTCGACAGCGTGACCGAGCCGTTATATTCCTCGAAGAGGATGCCCGCGAAGGGAAAGGCGCGGCGCATGTCCTCGCGCAAGGGCTGGCCGCCGGTGGCCGAGTAGAACTTGTAGGCGTCCTCGGTCTTGGGGTGGCTGATCAGCTTGTCGAAGAACTCCGAGCTGACCAGCGCATGCGCGGTGGTCATGGTCTCGCCCAGCAGGTTGTCCTCGATGGCGCGCAGGGTGCTGCGGACCTTGCCCTGGATATTAGTGCCGGCCGTGCCAAAGACGAAGTCGACAGAGATCTGGGTGAGTCCGAACTCGGTGAAGTAGTCGTAGAGCGTGCTGCCCGCACCGTCCTTCACGATGCCGCGCAGCGCGTTCATCTCCATGTATTCGCGGGTCTGGGCATGCTTGCGGCGCATCAGCGTGAGCTTGCGGTTCATCACCTCGACCAGCGGATCGGCTGTGTCCGAGACGCCAAGCGCCGGCATGCCCTGAATATCCGAGGGCAGGATCACATCGTCATGCGGGATCCACGGGAGTGCAAAGCTCCGCATGGAGCGCTGCTCGCGGTTGCCGACGGTGGCGGGTGCGCCGAGCGGGACCGAGGGCAGCAGGCTGAGGACGCCCTCGCGCTGCTCGATGACGATGGAGCGTTGCGTGACGCCTTCGAAGCGAAACAGGCCGATCTGGCCAAGGCGGGTGTAGAGATTGGGCAGGATGTTGATGGCCTGCGTCATCTCGGCGAGCGAATAGCCGCCCGCGTCGAACGGGTTGCGGGTAAGGGTCATGGAGATCTCCGGGGAAAGAGGGGCGGGAAACAGGGCAGAAGCGTGAGGCGGTGCTCAGCACGAGGCGGCGCTCGCGGCCCGATCAGGCGGTGTCGCGCACGATGATCCCGAGGGCTGCCAGCTGGCTGATCTTGGTGGTGATCTTGGTCGCGTCATCGACGGTGCCGTCATAGGCCAGCGCCGCGCGCGACACGATCGCGGGGCCGCGCATGAGCACGACGCCGACGGCATCGCCGGGCGTGGCATCGACCGCATGGAGCAGCACGGCCCCGGCGGTCTGTGCGCCATCCGTGCCGCCGGAGGTGGCGAGCTTGTACTTGCCGCTGGCGGTGATGCGGCCCAGCACGGACCCGACCGGATAGGCGGTGCCTTCCAGCAGCGGGACGGTTTCACGGGTGTAGTTCGGGTTGACCTCGTATTTGAGGACATCGCCCATCGTGGGCGGTTGGGTCAGAACGGGCATGGTGGCGATCCTGTATCAGGGGGACAAAAGACATCCCCCGCCGGGAGTGCGGCGGGGGATCGGTCGGGCATTGGTTTGTCGGGAGGTAGGTCCAGGCGCAGCTTGGGCGTCAGGTGCGTTTGCCCGCGGCTGCGTCCCGCTTTGCCGCCGCGATGAGCGGGCTTTCCGTCGCCTGTGGCAGGACCGGTGAGGGCGGTGCCGCCACGATATCGCGGGCATCTGCAGCGGCGCTGGCGCGTTGGAGCACGAGGCTGCGCAGGGCCTCGGGGGTTGTCCCTTCACGCAGGGCTTTAGCGGCGTCGATGGCGATCCCGAGGCGGCCCGCCTGAGCGGCGATCTCGGTGATCTCCGCCGCCTCCTGGCGCAGCTGCGCCGAGAGCTCGGCCAGGTTGCCGGGGAGAGTTGCTGCCGGCGTGGTGGTGGTTGATGCTTCAGGGGCAACTGGTGCGGCGGGCGGTGCCGGGCTCTCCGAGGCAGGCGCTGCGGTCATCCCTGCGGTCGGCGCGTCATCATGTTCGGCGTTGACCGAGCCATCGGCCGGGACATTCGAAGCGGTATCCTTCGGGTCCTGCGCATCCGTGGTGATCTCCTGCGCGGTGTCGTCATTGTCGGTCTCTTGGGCCATGGCGGTCTCCTTTCGTGTGGTGGTTTGGGTCCTGGATCGGGATGGTTGAGCCAATTGCACGCGCGGACGCGGCAGCGTGTTCGCGGGGGCGACATGCGCGCGGAAACTGGCAAAGCCGCGCGCGAGATCGGTGACCTCGTCGGCCAGCCCCGCCGCGACAGCATCGGTCCCGCGATAGATCGCGGCCTCGGTCGCCAGCGCGGCGTCCTGGCTCAGGGCCCCGGCGCGACCCGCGGCGACGGTCTCGGCGAAGAGAAACCGCAGCACGTCGATCTCGCGCTGAATATCGTCGCGGACCGCGTCGGGCAGTGGCGCGTAGGGATTGCCGTCGACCTTGTGGGATCCCGCATGGATCAACGTCACACGCACGCCGTCCCGGTCGAGCTGTCCGCTCAGATCGGCATGCATGACGACAACTCCGATGCTGCCGACCGCGCCGGTGCGCGGCAGCAGGATGCGGTTTGCCTGGGAGGCCAGCGCGTAGCTAGCCGAGAAGGCGTGTTCGGCCACAAAGGCCCAGACCGGCTTGGCGCGCCGCAACGCGCGGATGCGGTCGGCGAGATCGAAGACGCCGGCGACCTCGCCGCCGAAGCTGTCGATCTCCAGAGCCACGCCCCGGACGGCAGGATCGCCGGCGGCCGCCTCGATCTGCGCGGCGATCCCCTCATAGCTGGTCTGGCCCGAAGACTCCCCGATCCAGCCACCGCGGTGGATCAACACGCCGGAGATCTCGATCACCGCGATGCCGTCGACCACCGGATAGGGCGCGTCACCGTACTGGCGCAGGCTTTCAGCAAGGCCACCAGCCAGAATGCTGGCACGGGCGGGTAGCGGCGCCGCACCCGCCAACGCGTCCTCATTCGCAATCTCCACCTGCCGCCCGAGGATCCGAGGCCCAAGCCCCGACAGGAACGCCATGGCCTTGGCGGGCTCGACCAGCAGCGGCGTGTTGAACGCGCGCGCGGCAATGCGGGCGTGAA